TCCTTGCTCCGTATGCAGCGAGAGTGATGACCGCCCTCGGTCTTGGCGATGATGCCGGTGTGAACTTAGCGAGGCAATCCTTCAGCAATAGGTTTGGTAGGGGTGCAAAATCAAAGGACAGAGCCCTCATGAGAGAGCTACGGGAAACTGCCGGAGATACTCGGGTGATCGATCAACTAGACCCCTACATGGGGTATCAGATGCCCACTACTCAGGAAATGATGGGTATGGCCAAGGCGGCTCCCCCGACAAGAGTTCAGGGTGTTGGTGGCGGAGCTACTGCTCGACAAACAGAAGGTCTATTAGCAAATGAAATGGAGGCCGGCGCTGTCGATGAGCTGATCAATAAGTTCCTTAATGATCCGATTCTCATGGCTGAGCGCAAGAATGCTATGGGTAAGGCCCGTTTTTACGATGAGCCCTTCTCAATGTTGGAGGAGCAAGCCATTGAAGCGGTTGAGGGAATGGTGGATCAATTTGGTCACGTTATTGATCCAAGGGTTGCTACCAATAAAGCTGGTAAGAGATTCCTCGCAGAACCACCAAGAGGCGGAAGAGATATTGACTTTCCTAATCTCCAACCCCGCATGATGGATCGCTTTGTTTCGCCACAGTCCCGAATGAACGACGCCGTTCGTGTAGTTAAAGACGTAGAAGGAGATATCCTTCAACAGTTGGCTCGAGCCTACAAAAGGCAAGGTCAATAATGATCATCCGTAAGCAGAGGTACTACCACGGCGGCGTTCACCCCACCCGTGAGGAGAAGCGACAGCAGATGCTCGCCTCCGGAAGGTGGACCGAAGGGGAGAACGGAGAACTCTTGCGTGTGCCACAGCAAGATGTGCCACAGCAAAACATGTTCGGGTTCCCAACCACCGAACGCATTCAGGAACTGTCTGGGCGTAGAGAGCCGCTGAATGAGCAGGAGCTGAGCGAATACATCCGTTATGGGTTTGACCCAACAAACCCCGTAAACACCGCATTCAGCATGATCGCCGGCGCCCACCCCGCCGGTGCCGCAGCCGACGTCGTTGGCAACGTGATTGGTAAAGGCTTGGGGTATGTCGCGCGAGGAGGAAAGCAGATGATGAACTTCCTCCGCCCGAAAGCGGATGAAGCTACAGATGCAGCAGTGAGCGCCCTTGTGCGAGATGCAGAGCTTGACAGAGCAGTCAAGGCTATGCGTGACGACTACGAGCAGCAGGTTATGGACTTCATGGCTTACGAGGAAGATGAGCTGTTGGAGATCCTAGCCGAGGGTGAGGCGAATGTCGGAATGTTCGGTGATGAGGAGTTGGAGTATGCCCGTGAGGCATTACGCCGATTAAGAGGGGGCAATAGAACTACTCCAGATGCGTATCTCGCTGCGTCAACAAAGGACATGGACGGAATCACCGGTGACTACGTTCAAGGTGTGTGGGATGATAGACGGGTCTTCGGTCGCGATCGGCTAGACCCCCAAGCTAATACAGTTGATCTTGGTCCGGTTCGAAATAATATGAGGGGCGATGGGTTTGGATCTGTCCGACCTATATACAGTCATAACGTCGACCAGCTACGCAGGTTGGGTCCCAAGAGTATGGAGAAGGGCTTGGAGGAGTCTAATCGTATTCTTGCTGTGAGAGTGGACGAGGTCCTCGGCGAAGAAGGCCAGCGCAGAGCACGCCAGCAGATCATTGATCAGGTAGAATACTACCAAAGAATGGCAAAGGCTCCAGATGAATACCTGAAGAAACTGGGTTTCGATGAGGCTCAGATCAAGATATTCAGGAAGGATGTCTCTCGGATGAATACCAGTGATCAATTCATCGATGGTCAATTGGCGAAATTCAATGCCAAAATTCGATCGCTAGGGAATAAATCTGGAGAAGTAGTCAATAGGGCAAAGATGCAGGAAAAAACCGAAACTGCCCTAAAGTTTCTCAAGCAACGTCGCAGTGACGCTTACGATGCAGGTGATTATCAAGCAGTGTCCGACCTCGACGATATGATCGAACAGACATTGCAAGCAGAGCATACTCGTGATAAACTTATCGAGGATGAGCTTACCAATGCTTTTTACGAGTCGGGTAGCCAACCTTCTATTTCGCTGGGAAGAGAATACCTTGCTGAACCCGAGTACGCTCGCGTAGCTACAATACACGAAATTCAGCACGCCCTCCAAGAACTTGCTCCGAGGGCGGCCTACCTCAAAAACAAAATAGGCCGTACAGTTGAGGCGGATAGAATCCTTGAAGACTTGCTGCTAATAGACAAAAATAATCCTGCAATTCATGCAGGGCAGCATGATTATGTTTGGGATGACCTCGCCTACTTCCAGAAGCAGCAGGCCGGCAGATTGAGTGAGCGTAGTCCCTTTCTCTCAGAAATGAGGGAGGATATGCTTGATAAAGGATTCATTACACATAGGTATCAAGAAGTCGACGACGACATTATGGATAGATACCTGAAAGATTACTACGGAAGACTTGGATCATCCGCGCGTAGTACCGAGCCCGGCAATACAAATGTACGGATCCTAGAGATTATGGATAACAACACCGGCCCTTACAATCGAGGCGTATTGAAAGACGCCATGAATAAGATGCTCGTGGCTGTACCTGCTGTAGGCGCCGCTGGTGTAGCAGCCGGAACTACCGCTGAACAAGGATCGACTTACTATAAAGGCGGAAAGTTGAAGCTCAAGAAGTCCGCAGCATGCGGAATGAGGGTGGCTAAAAAGTAATACATTTGCGTTATGGCAACCCTTACGGTAACTATCAGTGAGAAGCTGACTATCAATGGAAAAGACCGAGGTAACGAAGTCAATGTTGATATTACATCGGTAACAAATGTCATTGATAGAGTAGTCAATGTAACTACAGCTGAAATCCCTATCCTTCAGTTCGGAACCGACAACGGAGCGGGGCAGCTAACTGACGGTGAAATGCAGTATCTGCGTATCACCAATACCGCCTCTTCAGGAACCTGCGACTTGCGCATCACAGACTCGGCAAACTCCAAGGAGTTTCTCGTCCGTATCGGAGCAGGAGAGTCCTACCTCAGCTTCCTCGATAGCCTCGACGTAAATACAAGTACAGACGTTGGCGGAGCCATAGCATTGACACAGATCGATACCATACAAGCAAAAGCATCCACAGCGTTGGATCTTGAAATCGTAGCAGTAGCAACATGAACATCAGATATAAATACGGAGGTAAGACCGGAGGCGGTGGAGAAAGCGACGACGACAACTCCATCACGGACGGTAAGTTTGGCGGCGGAGGCCGCATGTACCAGAAAGGCGGTAAGGTTATTACCGGTCAGGACACTTCTACCGTTCGTACTGAACAAGCGCCCGATGGAAGCACTCGCGAATACGTATGGTACGACGAGCAAGTCAATGAATCCGTTATGGGCGATGCACCCGACGGAGATTGGGCACGTAGCGGAGCCATCAAGGTCTACGGGAATTGGAANGAGTATGCCGNNGGNCAGAACGGANGACGGNAGCATGTACCTTNNNGATGAGACCTTCCCGATCATGGAGAATGAAGATGGATCCTTCAGCTTGGATGAGCGTACCTATGAGGACTCTATGGGTGGTCAAGGCGCTTCCAGAATGGACGACATGATGGAAAGGATGATGGATGCAGAGCGTCAGCGTAATGTGGGTGCCAGATCAAGGTCCATGATGACTCCGCCTATGGGTGGTCAGGGAGCTTCTCAGGTGGAAGACCTGCTGCAAAGGCTCAGCGATGTACCATCCAGCCCCATGCAGTTTGCTGAAGGCGGCACTATGCCCGAGAAACTTCTCCAGTACTTTAAAGCCAAGTCGAGATGATGAACAACGGAGATCCAGTCAAGTCACGTTTCTATACCCGTGACGTAGACAAAATGAATCCCCGTCGCAGGTACAACCTTGCGTACAAAGCCCTGCGCGATAAAGTCCAAAGGAAGAGCCCCATGATTATGGGCACCGACGTAAGAGGCGTCCCCGGTGGGGAGGTAATGAATGGCGTTCGTGTCATGAAGAATCCAGAGATGGGGGTGAGCAGGGACGAGCTGCAGAGATACCTCAACGCCCGTGGCGACTTCCGAATGGGAGCATTGGGTTCGGTCCTTGGAGTGCCGTTCGCTGCAACCAAAGGATTGCAGAAGACCATCCGTGACAATAGCCTTGACGGTCAAAAGCCCTCCTTCGGTGAGACCCTGAGGATGCTGCTTGAAAATCTATGAGGACAATAAGGCCGCGAAAGAAAGCTACTGCCCAAGCAGAGCGCAAAGAATACGCGCTCATGAAAGCTGAGAAGGAGCGTGAGCGCCTTCGTAGGAGAGCGGAGAGAAAAGGCCAACGTTCTGAGCGCAGGGGCGATGAGCCCATCGGTTATCGTGAAACCATTCAAGCTGGTGGTCCACGAGCTCTTGAGGAAGCTGTTCGCAGTCAGACCCCGATCTATCAAGACGAGTACGAGTTGCTGCAGCGTGCCGCTATGGTTAATCCAGTAGACTACTACCCCGAAGTGGGTCTGAGTGGAGTCCGTAAAGGCGGCAACTTTGGCCCTCTGTGTGAAGAGGGTAACAAGGGTGCGGGAGCTTCTATGGCGTGTAACCCCCGCAAGGCTCGTAAGCTGTCCAAGGCTCGTAACAAGAGGGCTGGCCGGCAAGCAAACTTCATGGATAAGATCGCGTCCCGTCTTCGCGGAAGAGTTGGGGGTGGTGAAAATCAATACAACCCCTACAACGAAGACGAGCGTGCTCGTATCGCTCGTGAGATGGGTGGACCAACCCGTGGCATCGCCTTGAACAACGCTCGCCCATCGGGGTACAACATAAGCTTTCAGTGAGCAGCAAAGGGTATTTCAACCCAAGACTAAAAAGGTATGAGCAACTTAAAAAAGATGGAATTGGAGGTCGTAAGGTTCAGTTCCGAAGTGGACTCGACCAACGGAGCGTTGTTCGATATCTCAAACGGAACCAGAACTTTCCTGTGCTACACCTTAGAAGACGAGCATCGTGATGAAAAGGTCAAAGGTGAAACCCGCATCCCAGCTGGGGAATATTCAATTTCTCTTCGGAGGGTTGGTGGCTTCCACAAGAAATATGCTAGTCGATTTCCTACTATTCACAAAGGAATGCTGTGGGTTCGTGATGTACCTGATTTTGAGTACATTCTCATTCATTGCGGCAACACTGATGAGGATACTGCTGGATGTCTGTTGCTGGGCGATACACAAGAGAATAATCAAGTAAAAAAGAATGGTTTTGTTGGTCACAGTACTCGCGCTTATTTCCGCGTATATCCTTACATACTTGCTGCTCTGGAGAGAAAGGAACAAGTGACCATCAAGTACACGGACTTCGATACGGCGTACTGATTATTATTTATATTTGTTCCATGTGGGATTTTATCATTGACAACCTCGCGGAATTGGTAATCGGGCTGATGGCTTTCATCAAGATTATCGTTAACATTACTCCGACGGAGAAAGACAACCAAGTATTTGGTTACATCGATGCACTTATAAATATGGTCTTCTCCGACCGTATTAAGAAGCAGTAATGCCAACCCTCGGCCTTGGTGTGAGTTTGGTTCGTGGAGGAGCGGTTGGAAGCCCATACACGACGTTCAGGACGTGGGCCAACGACGCCGGTCTGGTCGACGCACTTTCAGGCTTCCGACCGAATGGTTGGGGTGGAGTTCAGCCTACGATTTCTTTTGAAACGGCCAATCTGGATGGCGAGACCAACTACGCGAAGCTCGCACCGCTTTCCACCCAGTCAGATCAGTGTCAGTGGCGGGCCCCTAATTTGGTGTCTGACGAAGGCGACGCCATCGACTTTGCAGACTTCACCAAGTGGAGGGTGCAAGCCAAGTTGTACTGCATTCTTGACGCCAGTAGAACTCAGATTACATTCAATACTTCCTTTGGGACTATAGGTCAGGATCAATTCCAAACGACGCTGGAGGACGAAACTTGGACCACCATTGACGTAAGCGGTACGACGACAGGTATGACTGGTTCATTCTTCTACCTGTACGACTGGGATCAGCCCTTTAACTTCCCTATAGTTGGAGAGTCTTATTATCTGAAAGACGTCAAGTTGTCTTTGGGCTAAGCTCGTTGTAGAACCGCTGTACCATAAGCCTAGCCTTTTGCGTTAAGGCGTATCGCACCCTGTAGCTGTACTTGTCTTCCGTGTGGAACATCTGCACCTCTTCTTGGTGTGGAGTCAGCTTATCAAAGTACTTGTGGATGTACCCCTCCTTCATCAGGGGGTATACGATCTTGACGGAAAGCTTCGGCTTTGAATATTGGTATTGCTCTGCAGCATAGTCGAGCGTCCAGAACTCTAGGTCGTATGCCCACAGCATGAACATCATCTCCTTCTGGAAAATCTCATAGTCGCTCTGAAAGCGGTGGAGTTGATACCTGAGATGTTTCAACCGGTTATCACCAATAGCGGTCTTTTTCTTTAGGGAAAACTCTCTGAATAGCTGGCGTCTAGGTTTTCTTTTTGTACTCATAAGTGGTGTATGTTGCAGCAATGGACAGGCAGCAGTTCCTTTTAGAAATTCAAAGATTGCACTTCGAGATGGAGCGGTGTATACATAAATACAATATGCAAGATGAAGTAATCTCACTCATGATTACTGGAATGATAGATACCAACGATGAAGATGATCCGATAATGAAAGCAATATTGAGCTTTCATATTCAATCGGAGCCTGTTCTAGAAGAGGTGTTTGAATTCGTTCGCGATGCATATCAGAGATCAGACGACGATGAGGGATACAGCTTGGACGACATCCTTGGTGATGCGGGGATCACACTTGATGATGACGACTGATGGGGCTGATACGTAAGATCATAATCGGTCATAACCCCAAGGACGCCATGGCGTACTATGTGGGTATGCGTGCAGGTCCGAGAACCGTCTCGGCGATCATACTTGATGAGGAGTATCTACATCGATACTCTAAGCCGCGATACCTCATATACGTTGAGGGTGAAGAGGGGACGACGCTCTGGAAGGCGTCGATCGACACCCCATGCACAATTGAATACGACTTAAACTTCTGATGAAAGCAATGCATCACTTTATTGTGGAGCTGGAAAAACAGTTCCACGATACCATCACGACTAAGGGTGGCATTAAGTTCCATATTGATCCGAAGTGGAACGAGTTTGAAAACAGGGTAGTAGAGGGTCCCGTCAAGGCCTTGCCCGCTAAACACGACACGCCGGTCGGTATAGGCGACACACTGTATTTCCATCACCTCGTTGTGCTGCAGGATGGTCAGCGCCTTGGTGGTACCGAAAAGGATTTCCTCGTTCTATACGATCCTATTACCTGTGTGTCGAATCAAGCTATTGCATACAAGGATCAGAAGACAGGGGAGGTAGAACCGCTAGGAGACTGGTGCCTACTGTCCCCAATACCGCAAGAAGACGACCTTACCTCAGACGTTATTGAGGTTGTGCAGTTCAAGAAGAAACCCCCGAAGACGGCTAAGCTCTGGCGCGGCAACGTGAAGACCATGGAGATGGGGTTGATTGAGGGTGACATCGTGGGGTTCAAAGAGAATATGGACTATAGTTTAATGATCGATGGCGAAGAAAAGTACAGGGTCGACGCAGGGGACCTCCTATTCGTTTACAACGATTGACGCTGCCAAGCGGCTGATGGCGAGCATGGAGATAGCCATCAACAACATGATTGAGGAAATCAAGAAGCCCGTAGACCAAGATCTCAATGGGGCAGGGCGGAAGGCGGAGCTGTCAGCTATAAAGCAGACGGCGATGGACTGTAAGGAGCTGGTTGTCGAGCGGCAGCGGCTGGAGCAAATGATTAAGGATCTATCCACAAGTGGTCAGCTGAATGCGGAGAATGACTATTCTGGTGGCTTCGCAGAACGTTTTTCAAAATGAGTTGGCAAGCAGAAGACTGGGATGAGTTAATGCTCACCCTAGAAGAAGAGGAGTGTCTCCTCGCAGATGGTTTTGAGTTGGCCCTTATCGGTGTGACCGAGGGATCCAACCCCGTGGCCGTATATGACACAAACCGCATGTTGTATGTGCTGGTCCACAGGGACGAGATGACTGCCGAGGAAGCCAGAGAGTATCTGGACTACAACGTCATCAACGCATATGTAGGTGAGAAGACTCCAGTCTTCGTTGACTTGGATTGGGTTAGAGCTTGTACGCTCATTCAGGATCCGCCGAAAGCACCAGAGGTTGAATGAGGTCGGTTTGCTTCTTCATGGTGTATCACAAGCGCCCGAACGTGACGCGCATGGCGATAGACCATATGGCCGATACGATACAGCTATTCAATCAAGAGGGGATTGAAGCCGAGGGTATTGTCATAGGGAATTCAAAGGTAATAGCTCGGTTCTGTTACGAACTGGGCATCACGCACCTCGACTTCCCGAATGACCCCGTATCCAACAAGTTCACCTACGCTTGGCTCATGGCTGTGCAGCGCGATAGGGATTACATATGCTGGTTAGGTAGCAACAACCTGCACAGTGATGGGTACTGGGTGTCGGCCATAGAAAAGATCAAGGGTCATAAGGTGGCTACCTTTGGGACACGGAATTGTGTCATCATAAGCACCGACCCAGAGAATCAACGGACCTGCCTGTTTCACCCCAAGGAAGGATACCTGATTAGCTCTGGTCAATTCTTTCTGACATACAGCTTCAAGCAAGCCGTGAACATACTTACGGTGTATGACATGGATCAGCAGTTCAACTTCGATGGGAAGATCCTCGATTGCTTTACCGATACATGGGGCAGTCAGATTGTGGAGGAACTTACGTTTGATGAAGAGGACTGTTTAGACATCAAGACCGACTACAACATCCACAGCTACGAGTCGTACATGGGTAGATATCCCGACTATGAGGAGTCACGATTAATAATCCCACGATTCCCAAGGCTCAAGCTATTCATGACGGGGTATTATGATTGAGTACTTTTGCTCCTGTAGCTCAGTTGGATAGAGCATCTACCTTCTAAGTAGACAGTCACGGGTTCGAATCCTGTCAGGAGTACATGGATAGACTAATTAAAATAAAAGACTATGAGGATTGGGCTATCTGCATTTGTCCCAACGGTACGATTGGTGAGACTATCGAACTCAGTGGGCTTGTCATTGTGCTCCCCAAAGCGCCTAAGAAGAGTGACATCCTCTTTCATGAATTACCACGGTCAGAGCAGAAATGGCATAGACAATCGCCGCCAGCTGAGCTGGCGCGTATACGTTCTATGGATGAGTGGGCGGAGACACCGAGGGAGTTTAGAGAGAAGTGGAGTCCATATATCGAAGAGGAGTTTCGGCGTAGACGTGAAGGCGTTTGGTTTTTTAATGACGGTGTTCCTACATACATCACGGGCCGTCATTACATGATGCTACAGTGGACCCACCTCGACGTGGGCCACCCGTATTACCTAAGCTTCCAAAGGGAGATCTTCTTACATTTAGCAGCGTGTGAGGCGGACCCTCGGTGTTTGGGCCAGTTGTATACCAAGTGCAGGCGTTCGGGGTATACGAACATATGCTCTGCTGTCCTCGTCGACGAGGCGACACAAGTAAAAGACAAGCTGCTGGGTATCCAGAGCAAGACGGGTAAGGATGCTCAAGAGAACATCTTTATGAAGAAGGTGGTCACTATGTTCCGCAAGTACCCATTCTTCTTCAAGCCCATCCAAGACGGTACCACCAACCCGCGTATGGAACTGGCCTTCCGTGAGCCATCCAAGAAGATCACCAAGAAGAACAAGACCGCTCAGGCGGGTGAGGCTTTGAATACGGTGATCAACTGGAAGAACACCACCAACAACGCCTACGACGGAGAGAAGCTTCACATGCTGTATCTGGATGAGGCGGGCAAGTGGGAGAGGCCTGTAGATATCCGCGATGCATGGCGCATTGAGCGTACCTGCCTGATTGTAGGTAGGAAGGTAGTAGGCAAAGCCATGGTGGGAAGCACCGTAAACCCCATGGACAAAGGGGGTGCGGAATACAAGCAGCTGTGGAGAGACTCTGATCCCTTGGAGCGCAATGCCAACGGCAGGACCAGAACGGGCTTGTATAGACTCTTCATACCGGCATACGAATCGCTAGAAGGTTTCTTTGATGAGTTTGGGAATGCCATCATTGATTCTCCAGACGATGACGTCATGGGTATCGACGGGGAGTACGTGCATATGGGTGCCAAGNCCTACCTCAAAAACGAGCGCGACAGCTTGAAGAACAATGCCTCGGAATTGAATGAGGTGGTGCGCCAGTTCCCGTTCACCACAGACGAAGCGTTTCGTGACAGCATAGAAAGCAGCCTATTCAATATTGGTAAGATCTACGACCAGATATCCTATAACGATGATCTATTCCCAAACCCCATTGTCAAGGGGAACTTCGTCTGGAAAGGAGGAGAAAGAGATACCGACGTTGTCTTCCAGCCCGATGCAAACGGGCGCTTTCATACCTCTTGGCTCGCCCCGCCTGAAATCAGGAACGTCAGAAAGGAAGTTCGAGGAAAGCTCGTGGCGCCCAATTCACTCGTTGGCGTTGGCGGGGTGGATAGCTATGATATTGATGCTACTGTGGATGGAAGGGGCTCTAAAGGAGCTCTACACCTATTTAACAAGTTCAATATGAACTATCCCTCCAACCATTTTGTGTTGGAATACGCAGCCCGTCCACCGCTGGCGAAGATCTTTTACGAGGATGTGCTCATGGCAGCATTCTTTTATGGGTATCCTTTGCTCATTGAAAACAACAAGTACGGCATCGTCAGGTACTTCGAAGAGCGAGGGTATGACGGCTATCTGCTTGAGCGTCCCGCCGCCCTCCAGAGCAACAGTACCAGAGTGGCTGTCAAGACCAAGGGCATCCCATCCAACTCTCAGGATGTCATCCACACTCATGCTCAGTGCATAGAGTCATACATCCATGATTATGTGGGCTTTAATGTTGACAAAGGGGATCACGGCACAATGTACTTTAATAGAACATTGGAAGACTGGATCAACTTTCGCATAGACAAGAGAACCAAATACGACCTTTCAATTAGTTCTGGTCTGGCGTTGCTTGCGGCACAGAAAAACGAAGTAGAAAAAAAGCCTGCTAAGTTCAATGAGGCTAAGTTCTTTAGGCGTTATAAGCCCATCGGATGAATTTATATATTTGCAGTTAACTGTGAGGTCCGCAAATGTATACTAACAACTCTATCAAGGCTGGCTTCCCTGATCCGTTGGCGTCTCGTGACGAGAAGCTGAAAAAAGAATATGGCCTCAGGTACGCCAAAGCCATTGAAGATCAGTGGGGCGACGTCAATGAGAAGGGTTCTGTTTACGGGAGGAGGAATCAGATTTTTGAGCGTAACCGCGATTACGCAAACGGTACTCAAGACACCAACATCTACAAGCGTCTGTTGACGAACCTCGATCCGAATGCTGGTGACGGGTCGCTGCTGAACCTTGACTACACACCCGTACCCATTCTGCCGAAATTCGTAAGGGTGGTGGTAAATAACATCCTTGGCAAAAGGCTGTACCCCAACCTTGAAGCTGTGGACTCCGTGTCCCTAAGCAAGAAGGATGAGGAGAAGAACCGCATCATGAATCAGGTGCAGAATCGCGATAAGCTGATTCAATTGAAGCAGAAGATGGGCGTTGTATTGGACAAGGATCCTGAGCAGCTGCCCGCTACTACGGAGGAGGCAGAGATCTTCATCAACACCAATTCCAAGCTCGATGCGGAAATCGCCGCTCAGGTCGCTACTGATATGACCTTGAGCTGGAACAAGTTCGATGAGAGCACGTTCCGTCGATGCGTAAACGACTTGGTTACTTTGGGTATGGCTGTGGTCAAGCGCCGCAATGACCCCAACTACGGGATCGTAGAGGAGTATGTCGATCCGGTGAAGTTCGTTCACAGCGTAACTGAAGACCCGAACATGGACGACTTGGTCTATGCAGGACACTTCAGGAAGATCACGGTGTCAGAACTGTTGCGCCAGTCCAACGGTGAGCTGTCGGAGGAGGACATTAAGAAGATCATGAAGGTCGCCCGCCCAAGGGGAAAGGACGATTACAATTACTACAACGTTCCAGACAAAGCCGATCGCTACGACGAGTACACTGTGCAAGTCATGGACTTCGAGTTCATGTGCTTGGAGAAGATGCACTACGAGGAGAAGGAAAGCCGACACGGTAATTCCGGCTTTTATTACAAAGGTTTCGACTATAAGAAAAAAGAGGGAGGTGTGTTTTCACGTACCCCTCACGCCATGGACACCATGATGGTGTACGAGGGCAGCTATGTCTGCGGTACTGAATACATCTTCAACTACGGTCCGCAGGCTAACATACCTAAGAACATCCACGACCTCAGCCGTTGCACGCTTTCATATTCGTGCGTAGCAACTAACATCAACCGCAACATGCCCAAGTCGCTGGTCGATGGTTGTACGGGCTTTGCGGATATGCTGCAGATCACGCACTTGAAGTTGCAGCAAGCCATTGCCAAAGCGAAACCTGATGGTCTGGTAATCGACATCGAAGGGTTGGAGAATGTGGAGCTCGGAAAGGGCGGCGAACTTCAGCCTTTGGAGTTGCACGACATCTACGAGCAGACGGGTGTATTCTACTATCGTAGTAAGAACCCCGAGGGTGGATTCCAGAATCCTCCTGTCCGAGAGATTGGCAACAGCATTCGCAACATCAACGAGTTGATTGGTTTGTACAATCATTACTTGAGGATGATCCGCGACACTACGGGCATCAATGAAGTCGTAGACGCCAGCTCACCTAAGAGCGAGGCGCTGGTCGGAGTACAGCAGCAGGCTGTGGCGGCTAGTAATAACGCTACCTATGACATCACCCATGCCTCGCTAGTACTGTACAGAAAGGTGTGTACCGATATTGTCAAGTCTCTGCAGATACTTCCTCCAGAGAGCACGGTATTCAAAGCCTATGAGCAGGCTATCGGAACTGAGAAGATGAATGTCCTTGCCTCTTTCCGTCAACTACCGATGTACAACTTCGGTGTTATGGTCACCAAAGACATGGATGACAAGGAGAGAGCGTATATGGAACAGAACATTCAGATCGCGCTGTCGCAAAAAGAAATCGATTTAGAGGATGCCATCGCCATCCGCGAGATGCGCGATGTAGACCAAGCCGAACGGTTGCTCATTGTCCGTCGTAAGGCACGCTTGAAAAGCGCTCAGGAGCAAGCCATGCAGAATTCTCAAATGCAACAGCAGCAGGCTCAGGCCGCAGCTCAAGCAGCGGCTCAGTCAAAGCAGCAGGAGTTGCAGATGCAAGCGCAGTTGGATGCTCAGAAGATCCAGCTGGAGTCGCAAGCTGAGATCGCTATCGCTCAAGCCAAGCACGAGATGGCTAAGGAGATGGAGTCCATAAAAGCTCAGCTGTCGCTCATGAGCAATGGAAGTGCCAATCAGGTCCGCATGCAGATGGAGGAGTTCAAGGAGGACAGGAAAGATGAGCGAGTGAAGAAGCAGGCGGTGGAGCAGAGCAAGCTTATTGCTCAGCGGCAAGGGAGCCGAGGGGAACTGGTTGAAGAAGAAGAACGGAAATCTAAACTTGCTGAGATCCAGCAATTGATGGGAGAATAATATGGCATCAGTAAACCTTGACACCGCCGATCAGCTCAACATCACCTGCCGACAGGGTGACACTTTTGAACTTACCCTTACCCTGAAGGATTCTTCGGGTACTGGTCTCCCCTTGGTTACAGACGACTATAAGTTCCTTATGCAGGTCAGGACCCGTGGCGGGATTTCCAGAAACCAGATCCTGCGTAATAGACTTCCTTCTATTGATTTCCGCGTGCCAACTGGTGGAGAGGGGGGTAACAGTGACGACGACAACTCTATCACCGATGGCATCGCAAACGCCGAGGGCATTGTGATTGGTAGTACGGAGCAGGGAGTAAAGGGGCCAGTAAACTTTACTTTTTCAAACAAGGACAACAGTGGTAATGTTACTGTTAGTCTTTCTGCCTCAGACATGAGGAAGGTGGCTGCCGGATCGTATGTATACGACTTCCAATACATTAAAGGGGATTCGCAAAAGACGGTACTCGAGGGTTCTTTCAGAGTTAATTCTGACATATCTAAAGCCCTTTAAGTATGGCTACAGAGATTACAGTTTCTGGTGGTACGTCAGTTACGGTTACAGTACCCACAACTGGATCAGTATCTGTAGCTAACACAGGGCGCAAAGGCGATACTGGCGCTACTGGTCCTACAGGTGCTACTGGTCCTACAGGCCCGACGGGTGCGGCAGGAACTAACGGGTCGGATGGAGCCACTGGACCTACGGGCCCTACTGGTCCGACTGGCGCGGCGGGCTCTACTGGACTCACAGGGGCAACAGGGGCAACAGG